CCTGCAAGGCGTCCATCTGCTTTTCGCATTCGGCGCAGCGCCCTGCGTAGTTCTGCTTGAGCCTCGCGTATTCGTCCCGGTCGATGATGCCGTCTGCAAGGCTTTCATACAGGGACATGAGCAGCTTCTGGAGCCGCTCATGCTCAGAGCGTTTCTTGTCAAGCTGCCGCTGCACCTTCTGGGCTTCTGCGGTTCTCAAGGGGGCAGTATCCGTCATGGCAAGAATATCGTCCAAATCAACCACGTCCCGGATATACTGCTTTACCGTATCCAAAACCAGTTGTTCCAGCGCCTCGTCGCGCATCCGGTGGGGAGAACAGGATTTATCCTGCTTGTGCGCGGCGCAGACGTAGTAGATATACTTTTTATTGCCGGAGGGAACAGTTTTTCGTACCATGCTTGCGCCGCACTCGCCGCAGAACACCATGCCGCTGAAAAGCTGCACGGCGCTGTCGCCGGGGCTGCGGCGGGTATCCAATGAGAGCGCCTTCTGTACGCTGTCAAAGTCCCGGCGCTCAATGATGGCTTCGTGGGCGTCCGAAACGATTGCCCATTCGCTTTCCGGCTTTGTGACGCGCTTTCGCACCTTGTAGCTGGGTGTGGTTTCTTTTCCCTGAATGAGTATGCCTGTGTAGACCGGATTTTTCAGGATACGGAGCACGGCGTTGGCCGACCATGCCGCCTGCGGGTTCGCCTTGAAGGAGGTGGCAAACCTCATGCCCAGCGATTTTTTGTATTCCATGGGCGAAAGCACGCCGCTGTGATTCAATCGGGCGGCGATATCCTGCGGGCTCATGCCCTCCAGCTTCCATTTGAAGATATCCCGCACGACGTCCGCAGCGTATTCGTCTGCCACCAGACGGTTTTTGTCTGTTTCGTCTTTCAGATAGCCGTACACGGCAAATGCGCCGATATACTGGCCGCTCTTGCGCTTGACCTCAAGCTGGGTGCGGACTTTCACGGAAATGTCCCGGCAGTAGGCTTCGTTTATGAGGTTTTTGAACGGAATGATAAGCTCGTCCGAAGCGTTTTTTCCGCCGAGACTGTCGTAGTTGTCGTTGACGGCGATGAACCGCACGCCTAAAAATGGGAATATCTTCTCGATGTATTCGCCAGCGTCCAGATAATTACGGCCAAAGCGCGAAAGATCTTTCACGATGATGCAGTTGGTTCGTCCGGCCTTTACGTCCTCCAGCATTTTCTTAAAGCTCGGCCGCTCGAAATTGGAGCCTGTGAAACCGTCGTCGATCCTGACGGCGTATTCCCGAAGCTCCGGGCGGGTTCGGATGAAGTCCCGCAGCAGCTCCCGCTGCCCGGTGATGCTGTTGGATTCCTCTTTATCCCCGTCGTCCCTCGACAGCCGGAGGTAAAGCGTGGCGTTCCAGATTTTTGTTTCGGTGTTGTGTTGCATATTGCCAGCTCCTTTCCTCCAAAATTGTACCCTGCGTTGCGCAGGACTGTCGAGGATGTCGCAGGATCAGCCCTTTGTGCGGATGTATGCTTCCAGTCTGTCCTCCAGTGAAACATCCGTATCGGCGAAGCTGACCCTGACCACATATTTTCCGTGCCGGTAGCAGTAGGGGTTGCCGATCTGACGGATGAAATCGAGAATGCGCTCCCGCTTGGGCAGCGCCGTGTTGACCTTTACGTCGCGGATATCCACCAGCGTATTGTGGTCAACGGTGCGAACATCCATATCGGATGCCGTATATGCGTCCATGCCATACCTCCTTGTTTTGTTTATTCCATGGTTATGATTGGATATATAAATCTATGAGCCCGAGCCGAGGGCAGAAGAATAGGGCTGTGACGGAACACAGCCCCATGGTTTCCGGCCTCGATGCGGATAAAAAGACCCTTCCCTCAGAACTTCATGGGAAGGGTCGAATGCTTGCTCT